AAACCAAATTTTGTCAAAATTTTCCCCCAATTTTTTCACTTCCAGTATCTTCTTTCAGAATTGCGCGTTTTTGACTTCATTTGTCTATTGCTATGTTTATCAAACAAAACACTATTATAATGCTTACTTAAATAACTTCTTAATTCCCCTCTTGTTGGTATGAGTTCGTCTCCGCTGGCGGAACGGGATTTCCTTTTCCTTTCTACTTCTTCCCACATTAAATCTAATATTTCATTTAATGACCTCGGCTCTGAATCCAATACTTCTTCAGCAAGTTTTTTAGCCTTTTCTGACATTGACTTTTTTAGTGTATCTTCCCACATTGTAAAAACCCCATTTTTTGAAAATTGGCCTGACATTTTTTTACCACTAGCAAAAATTTTTTAATTTTTCTATCTCTATTTCCAGAATAAGAATAGGTATCTCTATTAAATTGCAAGCATTTTAAATTAAGTCAGACAATCCTCCCTTTGTTTGTTTGTATTGGGGTGGCAAAGTAGGCATATTAAAATACTTCATTGTATTTAGATATGTCCTGTAGGGCTTCCCAACTAGATAAGTCTACTATTGCCTTATTATATAACTCTTTACATCTCAATTGTTGCGAAATTAGCAATATGATTAATTGGTGGATTTCACCCTCATTACTCATAGGTGGTGGGCATGAGGACTTGTATGTTAGCCATAATTGGTCCCAAAGCCACATTAAATGTTCTGATTCTTGAATAAATGCTCTACCAGCAGGCATCCAATTTGTATTTGACATCCAGTATTTTGCCCATTTGGTATACTTTGACATGGAGGTTAATTTGCCTGCTTTTGTTATAGCCTTTGGGGTATTTTGCCTTAGATTAAGTAAGAATGTTTAAAAAAATTTAATTCCCAAAGTGAACCATATGGTTGTATAATTTGTATAACTGCCTCATATATAAGAATATATCGAAAGGGTATGTTCTTCAAACGAAAGGAACCGCAATTTGTATTGAAAGTGAAGCAGAACCGTAATGAGGTATTCATTATAGACGAACTTAGAATAGAGGCAGGGGACATTGAAACTCTTGTAATGCAATTAGAACAGGCATTAATTAGCATTGATTCTAAATTGAAAGATATGAATGGGGCTTAATCATGAAGACACGATGCCCCAATTGTAGTAAAACATATACTACTGATTACCCCACAAGGGGAGAATCTAAAACACCCATTCAAAGAGAGCAACACCAAACTGGCATATGTTCAGATGAATGTTATGACGCTTTTTTAGGGATTTAAATGGAGGAAATGAAATGGTATTAACTAGAAAAGATTATATCAGGCTGGCTAATATATGGGTTCACATTTTGAGTGAATTAGATGAAGAAGAATCAACATATATAATACATGATAAGTTTGTTGAGTTTATAAATATTGAATATGCTAACTTTGATATAGAAAAGTGGTCGGCGTATATAGCACATAACGCTAATCAAATATAGACTCTTATTTCACTGGCAGGTGGATTGTTCCTAAGCATGAACTAAAAAGGCTTACTTCTTCTAAGTGGGGTGAACTACAAATTATTACAACCATATGGTTCTTTAATCTTCATCTTCATCAACTCCTTTATGGAGATAAGGTTCTTTTTTTAATCATCTTCTTTTACAACCATATGGTCCTAATTTAAATTTGTGGTATTGCCGTACCTCAAAGGTGCTATATTTTGATTCCCAGATATAGCAAACTGGGCGAGCCAATGAATTAAATCAATCGCTGTCTTCATCAAATTGGCTCAAACTATACATTGTTTTCACCCTTAGCCTTCTTTACAGCCTTGATAACAGACTTTTCAATATTCTCTCGGTTCTTTTCTCTCGGTATTGATAGATGGGGCAATGCTTCAAAACATTCTTCTAATTTATCAACTATTACGATTACACCCTTCATTTCCTGTTGTGTTAGGGTTATGGTGTTCCTTGCACCCTTAACTAAGGTATGAAGCATGGTTGCGGCCCTTTCTGTGTACTTATCATGTAGTCGGTCCACATATTGCTTTACATCCTCAATATGGTATTCGTCGCAATCAGCAGGTGGGTTTTCTAACCATTTGTTTGCCTTTTCAATCAATGCTGCTCTATTTTCTTCATCATTACTCATTTTTATTGCCTCCTTGGCACTATTTAGAAAATACCCGACTATATGAGGACTTTCCACAAAGTTCCATACCATATGGTTGTAATATAATTTGTATATTTGACCTCACTCAAAAAGTGACTTTTTTTATTAAAGTGAGAAAGTCTTAACTCACTATGGGCCCAATCGAGCATTATCAATCAATCAATTTGTAGATACTTGAAAGGGTGGGGACTTTTTTGTTTAATTGAGAAGTCTAACTCAATACCTTGATTCAAGGTGGGTGGCTATTCTGATTTTAGTCAGAATCTTCATCGAGAAAAGACATCAAGCCTCATCCTCGGAAGTATTATCTTCATCCTTTGCGATGTAAGGTCGCAATAGGGGGTCTGAAACATCTAAACCAGTCCATAGACCATTATTATAGTCACGAGTTAGGCTTTGGTTTTCACTGTTATTCTTAGCCTTAACATATGCTTCGGCACTTCCAAATGGCATTCCATCAGTACCGCCATTCTTCTTAGATGCTCTTTGCATTTCATAGTGTGCAAGTCCTAATTCTTCAAGTGTATTATAAAATGCTGCATTTGCTTGGTCGTAACCTGCTAATACTATTGTCTTTATTGCTTGGACTTCATCGGGAAGTGAAGAAGCAATTCCTCTAACTTTAGGCCATCCAGCAAGGATATTCCCTGCCTTTTGAATGTAGTCTTTGTTGACTATTCGGCGTGTTGCTCTCTTATCACCACGAGCAAGATACTTTTCAATATCATCAACACAGTCCATCACTACATCTTCATCAAGTCCAGCACTAATTGAATTAGCGGCGTGGGTATCTATATCTTGATACCAAGTCCTAATCTCTTCAGTCCATTTATTCCAATCATCGTCATTCATACTTTGGTCTTTAGCCATATCATAATCTCCTACCCTTCAGGGCATAGTAAATAAAATATCTGACTATATGAGGCACCCTACAAATTAGGCAACCATATGGTAGTAGATCTGTTGAGATACAGACGGGTAATCAAAACAATAGAGTTAGAAAAAACACCTATATAACCCTTCCGGTCCTGTGTTGGCCTTATATACTGACCCTCCCATAATAGAGTGTTGAGAAGCCTTTTACTTTACCGTTTCTCAGCAAACACTTACTTATGTGTAAATGCAACCAAAGTTTCTATTGGTTCAATCAAAGAAATGCCCTAAAAAATACTTAATATCTTTCTCTTTTCTTTTTAGGCATTTAGAGATTGCATTATCTCAGACATTCTGTTAGAGTTTCTCACATGGGAAACTCGTGGGAATACAGTTTGTAGGAGATAATGGCATTTATACATAACACTTTGTTAGTTATTCTCATATTCCCATTATTCTCATATACCTATATCTATATCTATTATAATATATATATCATTATGTATAAGATAGTATATATGTGAGTGTATATGAGTAGGAAGTCAAAATGGGAAACATGGGAAAATGGGAATAGTCCTCATTTCGTAAAAGATAATAGGCATTATCTCATACAGTTTGTTTTTCCCACGCATTTTGACGATGGGAAACATGAGAATCTCTGACAGTTTGTAAGAGATAATATATTTATAGATTGGTAGGCGGGGAATATGAAATTTAAACAGTGGCGTAATGCAGTAGTAAAACATTTATTTGAGCATGGTCCTGCGGGAATAGAAACCCTACATAGTGATTTGCGAAACAGGGAAGGTATGAAGTGGGGGGCTCACCCCACTGTCAGTCAATCTAAAAGAGCCCTAAAGTTAGATAAAAGAATTATATGTGTGGATGAGGAATACGGAGTAGATCTTATAGTATTAAAAGAAATAAAATGGGAGAGATGGTAATGAATTGGAGAGAAGAGATAGAAAAGAAATGCGATGAAATGAAAGAATTTCTGATTGAAAAGAATGAAAGTTACGGTAATAGTGCATTCGAACCTGTGGGTATTTTCTCAACAGGTAGTGCTGTTGAAAATCTATGTGTCCGAATTGATGATAAATTAAGTAGGCTAATGGGTGGTGAGGAATTTGCAGGCGATGATACGATAAAAGATTTGTGTGGCTATCTTATCCTACTAATGGTTGCGGAGGGTGCAAAATGATAATGAGATTGTATGGTCAGTTTATACAATGGTTAGTATTTGTAGTTATAAGGAGAGGAATGTAGTGGAGTGGTGTGTGGCAATACAAAGCAATCAGAAGGCAATATCATTTTCTAAACTTTTATGTGATAAATTTCCATATAAAAGTAGGGCAGAATGGTATTGTATTTTAACACAAATTGAATATACAAGGAGAGAAAAATTATGAACAGAGAAGAATGGATAAGAAAAGCAGACGCAGTAGGTAGATTTGGTTCAGGTGCAGCGACATCTGAAAAGGGTGCTTATGAAGGAATACCGTTATTATACCAAGCATTAAATTGCTTTAGTAATTTCGACGATGGTAATAGACAAGGCATATTAGACATTATAACTGAATGGGCTAACAGACAATCACGCTTACCAAGTTTAGTACATGATATGCGTATAGCACATGACAAAGCAAAGGAGGAATAAACATGAATAATCAAGAGATAGTAGAATGGTGTGGCTATCAATCTACCTTTGATATGCTAAAAGATAATATGAGTACAGAAGAATTACTTGATTTATTGGAAGTCTTCGTTAGTGATGATTATGAATTAATAGAAGAACATATTGTAGATATAGCAAGGAATCAGTTTAACTGGGTAGACCATGAAGGTGCGAAAGCAGATGCAGATGAAGCAGCATATCAAACATACAAGGATGGTGACTAAATGAAGGTTAAAATAGACCCGTTAGAGTTTTATGACTGGCTGAAGTCGTCTTATCCATCTTTGTTTGAGGCTATTTCAAATGAATATTGTGGGTTTGAAGGTATTAATTTAGATGTCTTAAACTCATATGCTGAAGAAATGGAAGTGATTTGAAAATGATTTGTAAAAATAAAAATTGTACTCATCGGACAAACAATGGGTTCAGAACATGTAGATTATGTTTGATGGGGTTTACTCCCAATGTTAGAATAAAGGAGGAAGAAGAATGAATATATTTTATTTACATACTAACCCTAAGATTGCTGCTAGAATGCATAATGACAAACATTGTGTTAAAATGATTCTAGAAAGTGGTCAAATGTTATCTACTGCTTATAGAATGACCCACCAATATACCAAAGAAGATGGCTTGATAAAGTTCATACCAATGGGCGAAAAGTACAACAATGTGTATAAGATAGCATATGCAAACCACCCTTCAACTAAGTGGGTTAGACAATCATTAGAGAATTATGTTTGGTTATACAATTTATTTACCTCATTATGTGATGAATATACTCATCGCTATGACAAAATACACATGACCGATACTAAACTTAGGGAGTTACTTAAACAGCCCCCTCAATTTTTAGAAAGTAAGGGGTTTACACCACCCCCACAATGTATGCCTGATGAATATAAAAATCTGGATACAGTGAAAGCGTATAGGCAGTATTACCTTGGAGAGAAGAAAGATTTCCTAAATTATACAAAAAGAGAGAAACCGGAGTGGATAGAATGATGGGAAATATAGAATATTTATTGAGCGAATACACATTAGAAGAAGCAGCGTATTTATTAGAAGGTGCAAGGGGTTATAATTGGAAATGGTGGTACGAAACCCTACAGTTACTGGTGCTAAACTCACAGGAGGTGTAGAACTAGTGTCTCAAGAAGAATACATAGAAAAACAAATGACAGTAATAAATGCTAAATTAGAAGAAAATTTAGATGAAGTAGACAGATATTTCTGGGAAGGAATGCAGTTATATTATCATCAAATTATTTGGCAAATATCTTTTAGGGGTGAGCAAATTGGGAGTAATAAATAATGTTAAACCGGGGTTAACTTGTCACATATGTACAGTACCAGCAAGTTTTATTGTAAGATTAGGACATCGAGAAATTAAGGCTGTATACACTAACAAAGGTGAGATGGTAGACGATTTATCAGAAGGATATGGAGAAGACTTCCCTTATTGTAGGGCTTGTTTTAATTCAGTTAAGGAGGCTGTATACCGTGGTTAGTAATAATACTAATTGTGACATATGTGGTGGTTCTTTAATGCATCCTGAAGAAATTAAAGAAGGTGTACACGAGACATGCTTCAAGGAATGGAAGAAGAAAAATTATTGAGGTGAGAAAATGGCTAAAGTAAGAATTAGAAAATGGGCGAAGAAGTATTTGGATGATAACGGTCCAAGTACAACTGAACAGATAGCATATCATATTGAGCAAAATAGTACCATTGGTGTTAAATCAATGAGATCTTTGGGCAGTATATTAAATTCCACACTAGAAATAGAAAAATGTGGAAGGATATTAACTAAAAATACTGGCGGAGCCTATTATATAAACCAGTGGAGAATACGACAGAAAACAGAGAATGGAGATGAATAAAATGAATATAGAAGAAATGGAAGAAACATTAAATAAGCAAGTAGAACTAGGTATAATTACCGAGGCAGAAAGACTAAGGTTCCTGAAAAGGGCCAGTGGTGGAGTATATCTAACTGAGACAGATAAGGCATTGTTTGAAGCAATAAACGAAACTTACATGACTTGGATAGATAATCTAAACACACTTGGCGTGATTTCAGATTCCCGTCTATCAAGTACTAAAACTAAAACTCGAACAGCAATTGCTAAGGCGATTTCTGAAGGTAAAATGACAGAAAATGGAGATATAGGAGAGGAAGAATAATGGTAAAAGTAACAATATTAAACCAAACGGGGCATACAGAACTGGAACTTAGTGCAAGTGAGGCAATAGAGCAAATCTATAACCATCCGACCCACTGGGCATACATTAATGGTGAATTAGTGGCACATGAAAACATCGGCAATATCAATTTAGAAGATATTGAAGATGTTACATTGGCACAGGCAATTGTTGGAGGAAACCTTTGATTAGGTTCCTCTAATTCTGTCGTTACTGGGTTAGGCAGTATATCCTAACATATAGTGAGTTAAGGGATTCTCACTTTAATAAAAAATTCCCTTTTTTTAATTTTAAAATTGAGGAATTAAAAATGGCATGGCAAGATGAATATTTAGTAAAGTGTTTTCACACTTATTGTAAAACTAGAACAGAAAATCAAAATGATTATTGGGAATACTACTATGGTTATTATATGGGTGATTTAGCCAACTTAGTTGCTCTTGGTGGGCAAACGGCGTATGGCCGCAGAATACATATAACGAGAGAAAATGTTGTAAAGGTAGTAGATTATCTTATAGATACTGGGCCTAATAATACCAATGTAAACAAAATACTAAAAATATTTAGGACAGCAATGAAACCTTATTTATTCAAGGTAATATACAATTCAAGGAAGGTGAAATATAATGAAATGGTTCTTCAAATGGATAATGGCTCTACCGAAAGCAACTCTTGATTTTAGGAGAGATTATAATTTATCTCGTAGATGTCAAAAGATTGAAAATAAATTGGGTTGTATTGCTGGGGCAATATACATGTATGACAAGATAGTAGATACTGTTAAGCCTATGCTTATTAGTGATTTACTAAATCATGTTCGTGATACAGATTATGTAGACCCTAATCCTCTTTTTAATGAATGGTTGATTGCTAAAGGTATAAAATATGGTTTTATTATACTTAATGAGCCTGATGAAGAAGTTCCAGTTGAAGAAGAGGCTTGGAAGATATGGGAAATGCAAGAATAATTAGATTCTTATGTCTTACCTGTAAAAAAGAAATTAAAGGTAGTTTAAGGAGAACAGATATGGTTTCCTGTATATGTGGTAACATACACATAGGCAATCCCGACACTTTGATAGTACTAGATTGGGAAAAGGTAAGAATAAGACATAGTAAAAAATGGTGGAATGTTAATGAATTGTGATATAGCAGCAATATGGAAAATGATGAGTTATACAGGTGTTAAACTTGATAATGTGGAAGAAATGAACTATAATAGTCAAGAAAATGCTGTATATATTTTTGATGGAGACAAATGGTTTAAAATATTTATTATGGCGGAATTACCATGATTAATATGAAACTTGAAGAAAGGAAGGAGGAATAAATATGAATACTAGAATAAATATAAACGATATATACGACACATGTACAAAGCAGAAATGTAGTTGCTCTAAAAAGGAAGACCCTCACTATAAATATAGACATAATGAATGTAAAGGTTCATGTGATAAATGTAATTGTCCAGAATTTAACAAGTCTGATTTTGGTTGCTGGAGATTTGCAGTAGGTAAAAAGCCAGTTAAACTATGTTTAGATGAATGTGAATGTGTATGTCACGAAAAGATAGGTGAATTAAATGCAAAGAAATAATAGAAATGTGGAATTTAAAGAAAGGCCAAAACCAGCAGTAGGTAATAATAAACACTTAAGAAATATTGGTTATATTACTGAATGTATTATACAGAAAGGGGGTAGAGCCTCTACAAGTGAAATATACGATTGGATGAATAGCAATACTAGAAATGGTATTGGAATGAGACAATTACCTCAAGTTTTATACATGGGTCCGTTTGTACAATGCGGCCAAGTAAGAGTTAAAAATGCTCTTGCAAGTAGTAGTTACGAAGTCTTTGTTTGGGGTATTAAAGAAGAGTAATGGTAACTCTTATTAAGAGTTACTAAATAAGAAAAAAGGTGAACAATATGAATAGTGAAAAATTATCAAAAGATATATTATCCGATATTACAATACATATGAAATACGCTAAGTATTCTCCTACTAAAAATCGTAGGGAAACTTGGGTTGAATTATGTTTAAGAAATATGACCATGCATATAGATAAGTATCCAAAATTGGAAAGTGAAATTAAAAATATTTATCATGGTTTTATTATGACTAAGAAGGTTTTACCTTCTATGAGATCAATGCAATTTGCAGGCAAACCAATTCAAATTAGCCCTAATAGAGTTTATAATTGTGCATACATGCCAATAAATTCTATGGAATGTTTTGGTGAATCTATGTTTTTACTCCTTGGAGGCACTGGGGTAGGTTATTCTGTACAACGGCACCATGTTATACAATTGCCAGAAATTCGTAAACCAAATCCTAAGAAAACTCGTAGGTTTTTGATAGCAGATTCTATTGAGGGTTGGGGTGATGCAATTAAAATATTAATGAAGACATATTTTGGTGGAAATATTTCAACTCCTGTATTTGACTACACCGACATTAGACCTAAAGGTTCACCATTAATTACTTCAGGTGGTAAATCACCCGGACCTGCACCTTTAAGAGAATGTTTAGTTAAGATTGAAAATATGTTAAAGGAAAAAGAAGATGGCCTACAACTAAGTCCAATAGAAGTCCATGATATTATGTGTTATATTGCAGAAGCAGTATTGGCTGGTGGTATTAGAAGGGCAGCCTTGATTAGTTTATTCTCGGCAGATGATATGGAAATGATTACTTGTAAGACAGGTACTTGGTGGGAAAATAACCCGCAGAGAGGTCGAGCAAATAATTCAGCAGTATTAATCCGTAATAGAGTCTCTAAGGACTTCTTTATGTCTCTATGGGATAGAATTAGGGCATCAGGTAGTGGTGAGCCGGGAATATATTTCTCTAATGACAAAGATTGGGGTACTAACCCATGTTGTGAGATTGCCCTACGACCATATCAATTCTGTAACCTAACAGAAATCAATGCAAGTAGTATAGTAGATGAAACAGATTTTTACGATAGATGTAGGGCGGCTGCTTTTATTGGTACTCTACAGGCAGGATATACAGATTTCCATTATTTGCGTGAAGTGTGGAAGAAAACTACAGAAAGAGATGCACTTTTAGGTGTAAGTATGACTGGTATTGCAAGCAATGTATTATCTAGTTTTGAAATAAACATGGATGATTTACTAAAAAATGGTACTAAAATTGTACTTGGTGAAAATAAAAGAGTTGCTCACGAGATAGGAATTAAACCGTCTAGCAGACTTACTTGTGTAAAACCTGCGGGAACTACTAGTTTAACATTGGGAACTTCTTCAGGTATTCATGCGTGGCATTCAGATTATTACATTAGAAGAGTTAGGGTAAATAAGAATGAATCAATCTATAATTATTTGATTGAAAATCACCCCAGTTTAATTGAGGATGAATACTTTTCCCCTCATGATACTGCTGTAATTTCAGTGCCTCAAAAAGCACCTGAGATTGGCACTACAAGACTTACAGAAACTGCTCTTAGTTTGTTAGAAAGGGTTCGAACCTTTTCCCGTAAATGGGTAAGGAATGGACACACGGATGGAATTAATACACACAATGTTTCTGCTACTATTTCTGTTAAAGAAGATGAATGGGATATAGTAGGAGAATGGCTATGGACTAACCGTGAATATTATAACGGTTTATCTGTATTGCCTTATGATGGTGGAACATATAAGCAAGCACCATTTGAATCAATTACCAAAGAAAAATATGAAGAAATGATTCTAGATTTAAAATCGGTAGACTTAACCAAGGTTGTAGAGTTAGAAGATAACACAAACCTTCAGGGAGAAATAGCATGTGCTGGTGGTGCATGTGAAATCTAAACGATATATTAAAACAATTGATAGGTTAATGTCTGATGGTGAATGGCGTACTAGAGATAAAATAGTGTGTCAATTAATAGATTTACCTGTCATAACAAAAAAACAAGGGCTTCACGAAAGTCAAAGAAGTATAAGACGAATGATACCAACCAAAGACGAAATAAGTTGGTATTTAAGAAAGAATAACAAATATGAAACGAGAAAACAGATGGTGAGAGAATGGAGAATGAAGGACATACAGTATATCGAGTGACTAGTCTAAAGGCTAATGGTTCGGTATGGACAAAAAATTATGATACACTGGTGGATTTATTAGAAGTATTACCAATACTAATTAATAAATTCCCACATGTAATAATGAGCAAGCAGACTCTAAAAGTGAGTCCCTTAGAATATTTAGTCGGGATGAGTGACGGAAATGAAAATTGAATATAAATTAATAGATAATGAAGAAGATGTGCCCTTAAAGGTTGAATACAATGATGAACTTATGCCTATTATTACAATTAATTTGCATTATAAGATTTGGTTATCTTTAATGAGAACAGTAATACCGGGAATTAGCGAAAGTCTTAGAGATAAATTATCAGAAATTTGTGATTCGTACCTAAAAGAAATGATATATCTAGAGGAATAAATATGCTTAATTATAACTTACAATTATCTAGACAGAGGGGACATAACCAAAATCATGTTCATGTAAGAACTAGTGTTTCGTTAGATACTTCAAATTATTATCACCAATATACTAGAAATATATCTATATATAGGTATCATACTTTACAACAAAAAAACCCTCTTCTAACTGGTGTTAGGTCTTGTATTAATAATGGTTTAAGACATGGATTAAACATTCTTACAATTAAGTTTGATAATGATTGGTGCTTTACCATCTATAAAAACAAGGGGATTTGGATTAACGGGTTTAAAATGACTAAATCTAGTGCTGATATGATATTTTGTTATATGTTGTCTAGACATCTTAGACCTTTAACCTATGGAGAATCAGAAAAAATATTTATGGATATTAAAGATACTGATTTGATAATAGCCGAAACTTTGATTAATAAACTTAAGTATAGTTTTTATAATGATGAAGGATTGCTGGTGGAAACTTTACTAAATATAGAAAAAACTGGTAGAGAAGAGGTATCCATAGAATTAAACGAAGGATTATGGGTTTCAATTAAAGATGCACCTTTTAAAAGTTTTATGAGAGCGTGTGGTAATAGTAAAAATAAATGGTATGGTATTAGTCCAGAAGAATTATATTATGAGTGTAGTGGTAATGTAATAAGTAATTCAAATAGAAAACTTATACATGCTTTTTTGGAGCAGAACAGACATTCAACTTTGGTAGAACAGAAATCAATGGAATTAATTGAGGGACTGGCAAGTAAATTCCCAACAAGAATTAAAAATGTCGATGTGTATACAAAGTCTCAGGTAGCAAATCAATTGAAGGACATCGAATCTGTAGAAATACCCCATAAAGGTATGCTAATCAAGGGTTCTAAATTTGATTGGTTAGTTTATGGTGCGACTCATAGAGGACATCAAGGCGGGACACAGGATGTTTCAACTTATCTTCTGTTTAGTAATAAAAATTATGAACAGGTGTATGATGATGATGGTGATGATGTAGTGTTAATTAGAGCGATTGAAGGTTGTAATGTGCCTAGTAAATATAATGAGGGGGTCTTAGATTTGGAAGGATTAACTTTTGTAGGTCCTATTTGTATAGACCAAACACAAACAGATGTATCTTTGGGAGATCAATATGCAGCAAGAGCGTTAGCATTATTAAATGATAAAACAACTATTGACCTAGTATCTACTCTGTCAACTTATAGTCAATACAGTGTAAAACATAGGATTGATTTTGATGCCATGTCTGAATTGTCAATCAAATAAAACTAAAATGAACATACCCCTACAATTATTTGTATGTGAAGAGTGCAAGTTAATACAAGTATCACGCATCTTTGAACATCAAGATAATAAGCCCGTCAATAGGGAAATGATGGACCTAACTTTATTATGTTCCGAATTTGGAATAAAAGAGGTTGATGAAGTGAAAAAAATACTTCGTACATCATATGTTCATTTAATGTATAGTAGGTATACAATGGCAGAATTGGCTGCTGCATCGTTATATCTTTTCCAAAGACTAAGGAAAAGACATGCTAATTTGCTAAGATATTGTAGGTTCTTCGGCATAAAACAACGAAGAGTTAAACGAATCGTACAGCGATTAGAAAGTCATTTTGAAGTGAGTACAATGTACACACTTGATGAGGCAAAAGAAATGTGTGAAAAACAACAGTTCGATTGCTACGAATTAATTAAAACAACTGCGGAAGTAATGACGCTTGATAAACATACTATCGCAGGTTGTATCTATAATGGTACTAATTTATCTTTGGCTAAAGTAGCCAGATTTTTTAATGTAAGTACTGAGACAGTTTATCGAGCAAACAATAAAATAAAGGAGATGATTGAATGAATGAAGGTGAATTAGAAGGAATAGATTGCTACTATTGTGGTACAATTAAAGTACAGTTGTATTTGAATCATGAAGTAAATAACTATGCGTATAGACAGGTTACTTGTATGCCTTGCTATAAAAAATGGCTGAAGGAGAGGATTGAATGAAGAAAATAATGATAATTGGAGCAGGTGGAATTGGAAGTTTTTTAATCCCACTATTGGATAAAGTAGGGAAGGGAAGATATGCAGTAACTGTATATGACCCCGACACAGTAGAGACTAAAAATCTAACTTATCAAAATTTTGATGAGACCGATGTTGGTAAAAATAAAGCAGTAATCATGGAAAGTAGATATAAAATTGTTGAAGCACAGCCATACAAAGTTTTATCAGAACAACAAATTAGAGGTTATGATTTAGTTGTATGTTGTGCAGATAATTTAGATATTAGGCGCACCATGTATACATCTAAAGTTGGTTGGTTAGATTTGAGAGCGCAAGGTAGGAATGGTTTGCTTATTTCAAGTGATGAAGATTCTAAAATGTACCCAACATTAACAAGTGGACCTGAAGGAAACTTTTCTTGTCAAGGAGATCATTGGGATAAAAGTACAAAAGGTGTACATTTTACTCATGTGGCAGTTGCTGGTTATGGTGCTGAATGGATTCAAAGGCATTTCAATGACGAAGATACACACAAACATATTCATGTGAGGGCTTAAGATGGATAATAAAAAAATTGATAGAATAATTAAAAATTTGAAACAATTAAAGAAAGATTATCCTTATAAATTTAAAGGGAAAGAAGAAGAATCATCAGACGATGATTGCGGTGGTGACAACTAATGAATAAAGTTGTATCAACTCTAACTACTAATGTAACCGATTGGTGTGGATTATGTAGCCGATTTACAGTGTGGTTGCCAGTACCAATCTACCACGGTGGGGATGAATCAAGATGTAAAGATTGTGGTAATAATTTAGATTGGCAAAGTTATGTAGAGCAAATAGACCTAAAAATATATGAGTACAGGAGAGATAAACAATGAGATTAGAAACAATAAAAAATAGTAAAAGCCCCGAAGACCGACATGCAGAAAATTATTTAGATACCTTCATAGGAAATGGTGAAGAATATGTATATGATATTTATTACGATAATGATATGGCTTGTGTAGTGGCGGAAATCTGGAATGAACAAGATGATGATGAGGCTGATTTTATTATAGAAGCGTCTGGTGTAGAAAGTGCCTATCTACAAAGACAATTAATTGAACCTAAAAGTGGTGAATTAAGTTCATTTTTTAAAGGAAATGAAATGAAATTTGCTGAAGTAGATAACTTAAATGAAAGATTTTGTGACATCGCCCCTGAAATTTGGCAAAAAGAAATCAGGGAGATTTGGCGTAGTTTGTGCTTTAGTGGTAATGAAGACCCTAGAAATAGCCGTTTTCTGGAAGCAATTTGGCATGCATCTACCGTAATCCTACCAAAACTAGAAGTTTCTATTATAGTAGATAGAGATGGTAAATTGTTTATGAATCGTGGTTCGCCCGGATTTGTAGATTATAAGGGTGTGGATTTAGTAGGTATGAAAATACCTTTACAAAGTTGGATACACACTCATCCATTTGGCTTGGCTTTTTGGTCAGGTACGGATAGAAATACATTATCAAACTGGAAGTTTATGCTTGAAGAAGCAACTGTTTTAGGTAATCAGGAGAGGTTAACATGGATAAAAGACAAATCAGGAAAAGAAACAATGATAAAGACAGTGGAAAAGGAGGAAGGGTTCGATTTATAAGATTCCCTACTTTTTGCTCAAGAGAAATAATTTGTCCTATTTGTGATGGTAGTGGTTGTAAAATATGTAACAATACGGGTCACTATGAAATAACTCAAGAAGTGTGGGCTAATATCCAACACCCTCATGTTATACAATACATACATGATAACTTTAACACCGTTAGTAAGGAATATAATACCCTGTATGGTAGTAAATTAAAACTATCTACTAATGGCATGTATAAGATCAATAAAATTAAATGGGAAATATTGGAAATTAATTCTTTGGCAGGTACAATGTGGATATGTATTTGTCAAGAGCATAATGAAGTAAAACATTTTTACGGTGAAAAGGAGATGAAAAAATGGTTAGTATCAGGAAAATAAGAGAATATTTTAAGAAAGAGCATAAACAAATTCAAGATTTGGCTACGGTTGAAGTTCAGAGAAGGGCTGATTTATTATTAGATAAATTAATTACTTTGTCAATTTATAATGCAAATAAACGAGGACTAAATAGCAGAGTAAGCGTAGATGATATACGGCTTTCCTATATGTCTATGATAGACATAGAAGTAGTAAGTGAAACAATAATAAATGAAGAAGGTGAAGATTTTGGTAATTGGAATTAATAGTGAAGAGTGGAAATGGGTAGAAAAAACACATGTTAGTATGGAAAACTCCTTTGGGACAGTTAAAAAAACATATACTGAAATGGAATTTATCCTTAGATTAAAAAAGAATGATTACGGGGCATACACAAGTGGTTCTTTTGAAGTATATGATACTGAAACTGTTGGTGATGAATATTACGGTGAAGGTGGTCTTTGGTTTGAAAGTAATATACTTGTAGACTACGATGGTGTATATGCTTTAATGCCTCAAATAGTTAAAAAACTAAAAGAATTAGGATTAGGAACAGGTGAGGAAGAATGAATGAAGTAATAGAAGAATTGAAAATAGCAATTGAAATGGCCGAGAAAGCGAGACATAATAAAATGATTTCCCAATTGGAAAAAGTCTTAAACTATATGAAAGGATATGAATTGGGAATGCAAAACTTTGCCTCCCAGTTAGATAATTGTAGGAGGTATGTAGATGGCAAGGATTAAAACTGTATCGCAGGGGGAGTATGAAGTAATTCAATGCTTACTAGATTCATTAGTCGTGGCAGAGAACCTTGCAGAGTTAAAGTATAATCTTGTGCCTGCTAACGATGAAGTGGCAGAAAAAAGGTTTGACTCTTCTGTTAATTCAATTGCTACATTATTAAGTAATATGGCTGAAAGGAGGCTTCATCGCCTACCTCTTAACCATCCTAAATACAAGGTGAAATAAATGCCAATACCCGTAAGAGATGCTAAGGAAATTTTAGATATGTTAGAAGAAACTATAGAAAGAAAAAAACTATGGTATAGTCATTTTCGTAGTGGTGAAATGTCTATTACTGATAATGCCGAAGCAATAAGAAATTATACTGCCCTTCGAGGTGTTGAAAAAACACTTAGATGGGTATTAAAACAAGTTGGTGCTAAGGAGCCGTTAAGATGATTAATTATGATTCAGACGAACCTCCCTCTACTTTAGAAGAGGCTATATCAAGACTTAAACAATCTATTGTGTGGGAATTTTTAGAATCTGGCATGTATAAAGAAATGCCTTGTTCTACTTTCCAAAATTGGAATATTGCTGGTCAGAAAAGATACACTAAGGCCGCAGACAACCTTAAAAGATTTTTGGATAGTAGTTTAAACGAAAAACCTAAGAAAACTATTAATGAATCATCACACGAAAGTATTAATAAAGATGTAAAAACCTTAAGAGATTATCTAAGGGGTTAATATGGATTGGGAAGACCATAATGAAGAAGCATTTGAGGAAGGAAACATAGTTGATATGATTTCTAACGAAGGTATAAGGAAACTAGCCGAGATAGTTACTGTACATTGTTTTGTATGCTGCGAAACTTTTGTAGGCCCTAAAGATAAAGCGGGATTATTCATTAAAGGTCACAAAGAATTTCATATATGGGAGATAGAGTTAAGTGAAATTTTAGGTGGGGCGTAATTGTATACAGAAGGACAAGTAGAAGGCATATTAATTTTTTTAGCGAGACCTACATTTAAAATTGCTATCAGGAAAGATAATAAATATGGTTGGGTTCCTCGTTATTTTATAGTAATAAGAGTTACTGAAAAGTTTATCGAGCCTATCAGACAGTCGTTATCTTATTTAGATATAGAAAGTAGGCGTATGCGTGAGAAATCCCGCCATACTGATACTATATTTATAACTAAGCGTCACTCTATAAGAAAAGTAATTTCAATGATCCCTATAAACGCAGTTAATAAAAGTAACGACTGGGAAAAATTTGATAAATTAATGTCGTTAGTTGAAGAAAAAATACATTTAAACGAAGATGGAAAATATGAATTTGAGGTGGTAATGAATGAAGAACAGAACACACAAACCTAAGATATTTATTGGTAGGCCGGGGACAGGTAAAACTTTTAATTCTAAAATAGAAATGGGTAAAAGAGAATATATTATTTGTCACGGTAACGATATACCTATAGACGACATATATTCTTTCCCTAAAGACATGGGGATTATTATAGAAGATTTACATGAAACTAAATTAGAAAAGGATAAAATATTAGATTTAATATTGTCTGGTAGGCATGTGGCTTTAACATCTAATAATAAAAAAGATGTACCCAAGTCTATAATTAATGTTTGTCAAGTTAAATATCCGGGTAAGTACGATAGACGGCAGGTTAAGATAAAACTAATGGCTAAGAATGCAGAAGAAGTAGTATCATTTGATAGTGGTATTTATGATATTTCACATCAATATATCAAGGCCAAGAATAGGAATGATTATTATAAACTATTAGAATATAATAAGCCACCTCCTATGCAACTTATATCTTGGCTTATTGCTTCCGAACCTAAGAATGAAAAGTTAGCCTTTGCAGCATCTGTAATGTATAGATGGCCTGTAAAGTATTTGTATGCTCTAATAGCATATTCTATGGATAGTAAGCATGGAAGGGTGATACCTCCTAAAAGAAGTACCAGCAATCCTTTAAACTACATCTGTAAAAGGTTAGGTTTAAAGGACACTGATGTGTATCTTTTGAGACATTTATTAAAAAAAGAAGAATACCGGATTTTTGCCCGGAAAATTTTAACGAGAGAAGAGTGTAAAGTATTAGGATTAAAAAAACCTACAAGACGAAAAGTAAAAGTTAAACAAATGGTAAAACCATTGGGGGAATTTTAATGAGAAAGGGGACAGGAATTTGTTTTAGTGTTTGGCTTGCCGATGTGAATAGAAAGAAATATTCTATTAGTAAGTTAAGAAAATGTTGGGACTTAAACATGAATATAAAAGAGGCGGAGGCCGCTATAAATGAAGAAAGAGTTTGAAAAAATGCATGAGTTATTAGGAAGTATTAATAGCCAACTCAAGGTGACAAATTATATTGCTATAACAGTTAGTGTTGTAAATGTAATAACCTTATTAGTTATATGGAGAATGATTTAAATGAAAGCAAATGGAGAATACATTATATTAAAATGTGAAGAAGGTAGAACAGCATCAGGTATTATACTTGATGCAACGAAGAATAAAGGAAAAATTATTTCTAAGGGGGAAGCAACCTCAAATAGATTAAAAGTGGGGGAAGAAGTTTTATTCCAAAAGGGTGATAACTTTACTCATAATGGTGAAGAGTATGTTGCTGTAAACTCAAGAGATATTTTAGCAATATTGGGTGAGTAATATGGATAGAAAGAAAGACATTATTTATGGTGATGAAGCAAGAGATAAACTATTAGAGGGTGTTGACGCAGTTGCTAATACTGTAAAGATAACATTGGGACCTAAAGCCCGTACTGTTGTCCTACAAAGATATGGTAGGCCGCCTGCTATTGTTAATGATGGTGTAACTATAGCGCAGGACATTACACTAAAGGATAACTTTGCTAACTTAGGTGCTGATTTACTGAAAGAAGTTTCAACAGTAGCACAACATAATGCTGGAGATGGTACAACTACTGCGGCAGTATTAGCACAAGCATTAATCCATAATGGTATTGCTCATGTTAGAAACAATCCTTCCTCTGCGGTTCAGGTTAGAAATACTTTTGAAGATTGTTTAAGGAATACTTTAGAAATGTTAGATAGCATGTCAGTAGATGTTGAAAATTACCAAGACTTATTTTCGGTTGCTACTATTTCTGCTAACAATGATGCTGAAATGGGTAGACTAATTGCTGATGCTTTAGACACTATTGGCTCAGACAGTGTGATAAGTGTTGAAGAATCTTCCACAGGTCTTACAGAATTAAATTATTTAGAAGGTATGGAAACAGAAACTGGATTTGCTAATCCCCTACTGGGTAAAACAGTAGACAGAAGTAGATGGGAGAAAGAAAATTGTTTGTTAGTCATTACTAATGAGGAAATTAAATCCTTTAATGATTTAGTACCGGCAATAGAATTATCACTTGCTGAAAAGAAACCTTTACTTATTGTAGTCAAGGATATTAATTTAGCAGCCGCTTCTAGTTTTGCTATTAACAGAATGAAAGGTAACTTCGATGCTATGATTATTAAAGGAGAGGATCATAGTTTTTGGTTAGATGAAAAAATGAAAGACCTTGCAATTTTAACAGGTGGATTCTTTTTCAACACACACATTGGTGATACAATTAAAGATGTTAGTAATAAAGACTTTGGACTATGTGATAGTATAAAGGTTAATGATATTCGTACTGCTTTTATTGGACCTCAAGGAGAATTAGAACCTATACAAGAAAGAATTAATTTAATCAATAAAACTATTGGTGATACTGATTCAGAATGGCATCAAGCAAAGCATAGGTCAAGGATTGGTAAACTAAGTGGCACAGCAGCAATAATTAGTATTGGTGCTAATTCAGAAGTTGAAATGAAAAATAAAATGGATAGAATAGACGACGCTTTGAATGCTACAAGAGCAGCAGTTGAAGAGGGAGTTATTGTAGGAGGTGGTGCTACACTATATGAAATTTCTAAAATTATATGCTCACCTATGCAAGCACTATTTTATAGTGCTTTAACTGCCCCTATTAAACAGATACATTATAATTGTGGTGTTGAATTACAAGGAGATAAAGTAGGTAGAACCGAAAACACATCAGATAGAAAAGGTGAATTATGTACTTATGATGGTGAAAATGATGAGTATGTAAATGGTTTAGATGCTGGGATTATAGACCCAGTGAAGGTAACTAAAGCAGCATTAAGAAGTGCTGTTTCTATTGCAGGTTATGTATTAACAGCAGAATGTTTAGTATGTTATGCAGGTGATGAAAATGAAGAAGACTTGTAAAGATTGCAAGGGAACAGGAATGGCGATTGATATGTCTTGCTGTAAGTGTAATGGTATTGGAGAGATTGAGAATGAATTGGACAGAGAAATACAGACCACAGACGATTAATGAAATTATAGGACAGCATAAATTTGTAGAAGATGCTAGGACTTGGTTTGATAAAGGCGACATGCCTAATCTATTAATATATGGAATGCCGGGGTTAGGAAAGACAACCGTAGCACATGTATTAGGTAATCAGTTTTTAGGTGAAGATAAGCCTACCAGTTTCTTAGAAATTAATGCAAGCCAAGACCGAAAATTAGATGTAATTAGGCAGACAGTTACTTCCTTTACAACTCATAAATCTATGGATAATTGTAAGTTTAAAATTATTCTTTTAGATGAGTTAGATGGAATGACAAAGGATGCACAAAGAGCATTGAAAAGGACTATGGAAAGGGCAACTAATGTAAGATTTATTATTACATGTAATGACCCATATGGTGTAGATTTACCTATCCGTAGTAGGTGTGCAAACTATTTCTTTCAGCCAATTGATACTAATCTACAATCTTTGGCATTGAGAGAAATTATTACTAAGGAAAACGGAAAGTTTTCTGATGATGAATTAGATATATTATTACAAATATGTGAGGGTGATATGCGAAGGGCAATTAATGAATTACAGGCATGTATTTTTTCTGGGAAAGGCCCTCAAAGTATTCATCAAGAACATATGTTACCGTATAATAATTGTATTAAAAGTTTAGTAGGAGGCGATGGCGGATGGGCCTTAGACTTCTTGTTAAAGTTAGTTTATAATGGACATACTGTAAAAGAAATTTGTGGAAAACTCCTACAATCTGTATTAGATAATGACGAAATCCCAACAGGAAAAAGGTTTAAGTTAGTAGCAGTTATAGGAGAGAGTGAGTGGAGGGGTAGGAGTGTTACCCCGAAAGTGTTGGTGTCATGGTTAGTGGCCCAATTTGTAAAAGAGTAAAATAGGAGATGGAAAGAATGAATAAAAAAATAAGCAAAGAACTAAAAAACCTTGCAGGTAGATTGAGCATAGATGAAAAAGAAATGACTACTAAGTACAATGAAATTGCTACAACCAATGGAATTGACTTAGGGGAAGAAAGGCAACAATTAATTTGTCTAACCCTAACTCGTAATTATGTTAGGGGACGAATTAATGCTAATAAAAACACTGGAGGTAATTCTGGTTTTGGTAATAATGCAGTTGGTTTCTTCTTTGCAGTAGAACCTGCTCGTGATGTAATGGAATGGAAGCGTAGAGATGTTACAAATAAGTATCGTACCGACTCTTCTCAAGCATTAACTGACGAAATAGTAGCCGAAGTTAGTTTAACTGAAGGTAAATATGAAAAGACACAGGTAATAAACGGTGATTGGAATACTAAAGAATTGCCCCAACTACCTTCTTCAGCAATTGAAGTTAGTGAGGGTAAGTGGATTGTACCAATTGACCCTGTTAAATCTTGGGCTAGTGGTGATGTAAATAAGAGATACGGCAAGCCCCTCCCTGCTGAAGAATGGAGACTAAGAGCGCATTTTATTGGTAGTAAAGAAAGTGGAGATTGGCAATATTGGTCTGTTCAATTGAAGGGAGATGCAGCACATAAGTTTAGTGCAGAAACTTTCCGCTTGATACATTTATATGGTATCTTTAATGAAGAAAGAAGTGCTGTATATGGTATTAAGAATAAGACTATTGCAAGTCTAACTTACAATGATCTACTAGATGAAGAAGATGAAAGGTTCTATGCTAACGATGTAGATATGGAAGATATACTAGGTAGTAATATGTCTGAATATGTGTCTGACCTTATGGAACTAGAATCATACCATGAAACTATTAGCACTGTACAAGGACTTCGCTTAGTAGTTACTGACGGTATTGTATCAAGTATGAACCTACAAGTTAATGAAAAGACAGGCAACCGTGTAATGTGGATAGAACCTGTTGATGCTAACTATGGATTTGAAGATGAGGATATTCCTGAATCAACTCCAGTATGGGTTCCTTCACATATTAATATTGACTTTGGTGTAGGCTCTGATGTTATTATCATTGGTCGTACTAACCAAACTTATAAGAAAGATGCTGATGGAGTTCCAACTGAAGAATTAAATCCAGTTACAATTAATCTATACGGGGTATTCCCTCGTATTGCTACAGGTGCTGTTGCAGAAAGTGTTGTACTAGACAATGATGAGGATATTGAATTTTGGTGATATTTAAATAATTGCCCCTGTGTGTAAATGTTGGCGCATTAAATGACATTCAAGTAGGTGCGAAGCCTATACTTTTTAGGAGATAAAACAATGGGAACAATTAGAATGAATAAATTAGTGATTGATATGATAGAAGTCGAAGCATTAGAATGGGAATTAGAAGAATCTACTGAAGCCTATACAGTAAGGTTCCACACTAAAAGCGGTAAGATGTATACCCGTAAGTTAGATAAAACTAACTTTAAAGAAACAGTAGGCGTATTTAAAGAAAGAGATGATTGACATGGGAATAGGAAATAAAAAAGGAACAGCAAGTAATTTAACAACGGTAGCCAAAGTAGAAGATGATAAGAATGCTTTTACAGCGGCAAAGGAACGGGCTAGAAGTCAAAGAAAGAAACTTTTAGAACACCAACACACTTGGCTTATTTGTGGAATTAGTGGCGACCCCGGAACGGGTAAAACAGGTACAGCATTAGATTGTAGAACAGAAAAAGAAAAAGAAACCCATTGGGTTTTTATTCTAGATTTTGACGAAGGTGCAGAACCAACATGGAGACAACATTGGAGTGAAGATGAGAAAGTATTTATCTTTAATCCTCATGTGTATACTGCTGACATGGAAGTAGATTATTTAAAAACTGCTGACATGGCAAGGTTCTTTATGGGTATGGTTAAAGAAGCAATTGATACGCAGAAGATAGTATTTGAAGATGATGAAGTAGAGGTATTAAATGTTAAGGCTTTAATCTTTGATGGATTAGATAGTTGGCTTGACACTACAAATATGATTGCAAGGCAAAATCACATTAAAGGAGGAAATCCTAGACAGGCTGATAAAGTCAAGATGGTTCCTACACAGTGGTTTGCTAGAACACAGGAATACCAAAGATTGTTTAAGGCATCTTGTCAACTAGAATGTCATAAGTTTTTCATTACACATATGAAAGATACCTACGACGGGTTTGATATTTCAGGTTCAAAACCTGATTGGGAAAAATCTACAACAGCAAAATTGTTTCAACATATCCACACTTATAGAGAGGAAAGAGGAAACAATACTAAGTTGTATGCTAAGGTTTTAAAATCTAAAACCAATGCAAATAATGAAGGACAGTCCTTCTTATTGTTTGAAAATAATAAAGGTAATGTCTCGTGGCATGGCTTAGAGGGATTCAAAGAAAACAACCTTTGATGTAAAACACCAAATGATATTATGTAGGGTGTGTTAAGATTATGATATATTAATTTATGGAGGAATAGAGATGAGATTTACAATAAATGGAAAAGAATTAAAAGAAGCAATTAGAATATGTAGACTTAAAGGTAAGTACAATGAAGGAGTTAGTAATTCTTTGGCGGTACTATGCGACGATATAGTATTAGAAGTAAAGGATGGAATAGTATATGTACAGAATGCTGATAACTATACTTATATTGTATACAGACTAGAATGTAGGGAATCTACTAATGGTAGTATTTCTATTAGTGGTGGTACTGTAGATAAATATTTAGTGGATACAGATATAACTTTAGATAGTAAAGATAGTACAGTAGAATTAATATTAAACAATTCCGTTGTTACCATACCATTATTAGAAAGACATACTAATGCTGGTGTAATTACAAGACTGAAGGAATATCTTATAAACCTAAATAAAGTTAGGGCTAGTAAGATAATAAGAAGCGGTGAGAAAATACAAGTTACTTCTAAATTACATTTAAGTACGATTCTTAAAATAGAATCAGAAGAGTTTGTAGAGGCGATGAGTTTAGCAGAAAATGTAGGTAATTCTATTTACAATTTAAATTGGTCTTATGATGATAGTCGTTTGTATATTTCTTCTGATAGAGGCTATGAAAAGGTAGTTACAGAAATAGAACCTATTTCGACTACTGGTTATAATGCTACAGTAGAAATATCATTACCAATAGGTAGTATTGCTAAGACAGAAGATATATTAATAATAGCATTTGGTGATGATGTACCAGTGGTATTTATTAATGATAAAGTAACGGTCTTAAGAGGACCAAGGGATAGATGATTTAAAATGAACATGGTACAATATATGGATTTAATTATTCAAAAGATAGCAGAGAAGATGGAAACAGAAGGCTACGAAAACGAGCAACAGTTTCTTGATATGATACAGGAAAACCCTAAAGCCGAGATTGGTTATTTAATGGGTCAAAGAAGTATTATTGGTTTAGTTGCTCAAATAGCACCTATGATATTAGAAGTGGGATTAATGGAGGAAGAAGAATGAATAAATATTTTAACCCACATTGGAGTGATTTACATAGTAATTTAGCATATCTAGGTTATTACTTAGTAGAAACCTATGGTCTAACTGGTGAAGAAGTTCTTTATATGGTTGAGAAACCTTGGAAATATGAAGAAGAATGGAAAGAATATAGAAAATCTTTAGAGGAAGAAGAATGAATTATACAAAGCAAGTCTATTGTTGGGGTTGTAATGAACTAGCATGGTATAGACCTGAGTTACCTCAGTGTTTTAATTGTGGTGATGTCATATTAGAATCAGACGAAGCCGTAAGATTTACTACTAACATAGAAATAACTGCTTTGGTAGAACATTGGGGCGAAGACATAGAATATATTAAAGAGCAACTAGGTTGGTTGCTAGATGAATTAACAAGAGAAAACCTTGAGAATATCGAGATTAAGATTAAAGGTGAAGAGAATGATAATAGATCACATAGAAAATAGTGTACATTTAAGATATAGAGATGCTGAGAATGAAAGAGTGGAAGAAGTAGTTACAGACTACAAGCCATACTTTTATATTAAAGCCTGGGTTTGGTTTAATGAATTTAAACAAGTGGCTGCTAAGTTCATTCATCATACTAATAAATGGAAAAAGACTAATAAATATAGATTAGACTTTGAAGAAGGTGAGTGGACTAATCTACAAAAACAACCTTTAGTTAAAGTGTATTACGGTACACCTAAAGATAGATGGCCCGTCATGGAATATTTAGAACACCAAGGAATAGAAATATTTCAAGGTGATGTAGATATTAAAAGAATCTATACTGTGGACAGAATGGATGAAATTAAAAAATACAATCTACGCAAGTGGCATTTAGATATTGAAACACAAGTTGGTGGTGAACATGATAAGTGCATTACAGTAATCAGTTTGTATGATAATTATACAGACCAACATACTGTTATGACTTGGTTTCCTGACCCGATAAGAAATTATACACCTAAAGATTGGATAGAAGTATATCACGATGAAAAGGAATTACTTTGTGCTTTGATTAGTAAAATGGATAAACAAGACCCTGATATGATTATAGGGTGGTATGTACTTGGGTATGATATACCACACATTATTAAAAGGATGTGTGCATTAAGTATTAATCCAAATCTTATGTCCCCACTAAATGAAGTTAAAAGAGTGTCAAGAGTATTTGATGCTGACCGAGAACCTGTAGGTTGGAAACTAAATGTAGAAAAGTTTTACAATAGTGACCAGCCAATTAAAGGTCGTCTTACTTTTTGTTTAATGGACCGTTTTGAAAGACTATGGACTGATTCTCAAATGGGTACTTTACCTAGTTTGAAGTTAGATGATTGTGCTAAACTTGTTTTAGAAGGTGATGGTAAAGTAGTGTCTTCTAAGTTTGAAGATGTTGAGTTTTACGAAAGGTCTTGGCTTGAAGATACAGATGTATACCTAGAGTATGCTTATGTTGATGTAGAGTTAACAAAAAGGATAGATGAAAAGATGAACATAAGTGAAAATAGTCTCGCTCTACAACAACTAATGATTTGTCCTTTTGAGTGTACTTATCACAATAGTCAAATGGGTGGTATCTACTTTATGCGTAATGCTGATTGGATTCCACCAACAGGTAAAAAAGGTAGTAAAGAAAAGTTTGAAGCGGCTTTCGTAATTAATCCTAAACTGGAAGGTACTAACGGGTTGTATGAAAATATTGCTGTATTCGATTTTAAATCTTTATACCCAAGTATGATGGCAAGTGTAAATATCTCATGGGAAACTAAAAGAGAAACCGGCTATCCAGTATGGTATGATATGCCTAAAACATTAAAAGACTTTGAAGGTGAACCTGACATATATTATCAAACAGATTCATATGGTTTATTACCAAAAGCAGTTATGGATATGATGAAACTTCGTGATGAATATAAGGTTAAAAGAAAAGAGGCTAAAACAGATGAAGATTATCGTAAGTGGGATTCAGCACAAATGGCTACTAAGAGAGCAGTTAACGCCTTCTATGGTATTCTTGCTAAGGATGGTTATGCTTGGGGAGACATGGAAATGGCTAAATCAATTACTGCTTCTGCTCGATTTGCTATGAGATGTGTAGCATTTAAAGCACAAGAGATGGGCTACAAAGTTATTTACGGACATACAGATTCTATATTTGTACAAGTTAAAGATGTAGATGATGCAAAGAACCTTAAACATATTCTTGATATGTATATTAGTAATGAAGTATTCCGTAAGCCAGTAGAGTTAGAATTTGAAAAGTTTGCTTCTAAGTTTTTCCTTGCAGCCAAAAAGAATAGATATTGTGGATGGTTATCTTGGAAAGATGGGGAGTATTTAGATGAGGAAAAGTTTATGGTAATGGGATTCGAAATGAAAAAATCAAATGAAACTAAATTAGCAAAGAACTTCCAAGAAACTTTGTTGAAAATGGTATCTAAAGGTAAAAATCATAAAGAAATTATAGAATATTGTAATAAAACATATGCGAAAGTGATAAAAGGTGAGGTAGAGGTTAAAGAAATAACAAAAAGGTCTAGACTAAGGAGAAATTTAGAAGATTATGAAATGATTGCTGGCGGTACTGCCGGTATTGTGTATTATAATCAGCAAAAAGTAGGCGAAGTTAGAATAGAAAAGGGAGATAGTTATTATTTCTTTAAAATGAATAACGATAATTTAAACGAAAGGGCCTATTTAATAAATGGTAAAAGTAAAAGTGCAGAATATATTGCCTTTAGGAAATTTAAAGAAGTAGAGAATAAATTTAATCCAGATTGGAAGTTTATTGCAGAAGCAGAAGTGATTAAAAAATCATCTTTGATTCTAGAAAGCATGGGCTGGTCAATTACAGAATACAAAAGAGATGTTAATCAAACAACATTAGATAGTTGGTGGTAAAATGGGTAAACTAGAAGGGACTTATATTAAGTCTATGAAAAAGTTACAAGATGCAATGAAAAAGAAAGATGAAGAGAAAAGTAAAATCCGTGATACATTCATGGAAGTTGTAAAGAAAGAAAGACAATTTTGGGAGAAAGAAGGTTTCTGTCGAATATGTCTTGAAGAAGGAAAAACTGAATGGCATCATATTATAAGTCAAAATAGATGTAAAGAAATAGGTAAAGAATATTTAGTTCATAGTAGAACTAATGTTGTAGAAGTTTGTCGAGCATGTCATGATGAAACTACTGCTTCTTTGCGTAGAAAACATATAGATACAGGTGGGGATAAAACTGTAAAGAACCCTATGGGTCCTGTTACTATTAGACAAACTGACTATATTAAAAAGTTAGGAGGCATTGAAAGGGTAACTCCTGAAATGACTCGTGGTGAAGCATCAACCTTAATTGATGAATTAAAAGCAGCAGGTGAAAAACAATGAGAGATTTTACATACCAATGGAACCCCGACGATACAAAAGGACCTATATTAAAGATTACTAAATCATCTTTAGGTACATTTGGTTTTTGTCAAGCATCATATAAATATTCGTATGACCCATTCAGTGAAGGTAAGATAGCACAAGCAACTAGCGAAGCGATGTTGAGAGGTACAATTGTACATAATGCACAAGAAGACTTTTGGAAAATGGTTAAGACCGAAACATCCATGCAATACATTGATGATCCTAATGCTTTAGTTAAATATTACCGAGGTTTATATCCACAATCTAATTGTGAGATTACTCAAGATATTTACCGTTCAATGAGTGCTTGGTCTGCTGAAAGGTTTTTGGAATGTGTAGAAGAAGGTGCAATTAATAATTTTATACCAGTAGGTAATGAGATAATGTTAGATGCAAATTTCACTCTTGATATGCTAGACGGTACTAATGTGAGAATACATTTACAAGGTATTGTTGATAGATTATTTGAAGATAATAATGGATATATATTACTTGAATTAAAAACAGGGCCTTGGAAGGATACAAAGAAAACTAACATGCGTAAAGAAATGGCTTTCTATCAATTGTTATTTGAAGAATCAACCGTGGAAACTTTAGAAAAGGTTGGTTTAAATCCTGAAATTGGTCTAACACATTGGGGGTGGTTTTTCCCTGCTAGTAATTATTTATATGTAGAAGAAACAAAGTCTAGGTCAATGACTTCTGTTTATAATGCTATGAGGAAATTAGTCACAGCATATAGAGAAGCGGATTTTAAGTTTGAATTTTTCTATAAGAAGTGTATTCATTGTGGCCATTACGACCATTGTGAAGCAGCAGGTGGTGGTGAAAACTATGATTGGTTCTAAGATTAGAAACACAATAATAAATCATAAGTGGTCTTTTAAAGCACTAATGAATATGGATGATGCTATTCGTGTATTAATTAATGATATGAATATAAGTTCTGATGATATGGTTTCTTACTTAGGTGTAGAATGGGAAGAAAAAATTAAAGATGCTTTTCAATCTTTAGTAATACCTGAAATGAAAACATATCTTATAGATATTCTTGATGATGCTTCGGTTAATTTGCCTAAACAGATAAACCCCAAAGCCCCAGCCCCCTTACCTGAAACCGATAAAATAAGTCAATTAAAAGACGAAATAAGAAACAATACCAAGCAGGTGTAAGCATGGTAAAAGTTAGATGCAAGTATCAGGGTTGTAAGTCTGAATTAACTAATCCTGATAATATATATTGCTCAAGACATAAATATAAAAAAGGTGATGATGATGATGTATTTTCCGAGAGAAATGTGGGCAGGTAGTCCTATTAATAACGCAGTACAGTTGCGTAGAGTAGTTGTAAATAATGCTGAAGAATATAAAACATTTGTTAAAGCCTATAATGGTAAAATGAATGTGTACACTTCCGTGTATGATTATGAAGATTTTACTGATAACCGAGGTATAGAATATACTGTAATTATTGACAGGTTGTTTTTAGATTTTGATGCCCACGGAGATGAACCGTTATGGAAAGCATTCGAAGATTTCAAAACAGTTAGAAGGTGGTTAGTAGAAAAGGGTCTAAAACATACAATGGCTTTTAGCGGTAGGGGATTTTATATATTTGTATGGGGGGAAAGAACATTCGATATTAGAAAGGTGAAGGCTGGCTTTGATCTTATACACGATATTATAGGTAAGTCTCCCCGACTTGATAAATTAGTTATTAATCCCGCCAGACTAAGAAGGGTGCAAAATACATATCATATGGGTGCGAAAAAGTTTTCTATTAATTTAGTGGAAGAAGATTTAGATAAAAAGTTAGAACATATAATTGAACTAACCAAGAGTCCTCGTAAAATTAAACCTATATATTATGGTGATACTTTAATGGAATGGCCCAAGATAGAAACAATGCAAAAGACACAAATAGAAATACAAAGTGTGGAGAGTCCGGGTATTCTCCCTATATTGCCTTGTTTAAAAACAGCAGTAATGGTTCAAAACCCTTTACATAGGTCAAGACATTTACTGGTACAATGGTATAATGAAATATTATCTGAGTTAACTGTGATTGAAAAGGACTTACAATGCTCACCAAGAGATATTTCTGGTGATGCTTTAGATGATATTACATCTATTGTGTGTAAAGAAATAGAAACCATTGCTTCTAATGATGAAGTATGGTTAGATTATAACGAATCCACTACAAGAAAAGCCGTGGATTATGTAGTTAAAAAAAGATACATGGCCCCGTCATGTCATACATTAATTAATGAAGGTATGTGTGTGGGTAAATGTTGGAGATACCCTAATTAAATGGAGGAATAGAAATGGGAAAAAAAGGAACATTGGTAGAATTTGCAAACTTAAGAAAGGCCGTATACAAATACATAGAAGATAAAAAAGAATTTTATCTATCTGATAAAATGGTAGAGGATATATTTAAAAAGTATCAAGGAGAAGTGCTTTCTAGGCCCATGCTTCAAACCATGAAAGCCGGTCAACATAGTAAATTTAAAGCAATTACAAATAGAGGGCCTCTTTATTTAAGAATACAGATAGCCAAAATAATAAACTACACTAAAGATTTTTATGTCCAAAAGAGTAGAGATGGAGGGGTGCCGCACTATGAAAGAATACTTATTAATTGATAGTAGAGAAGACTCCACTCTTAGTGAGTCTGTTGAACATTTAGCAAATATTATTAATATTAAATGTAAAAAACAATTTTTAGAAATAGGTGATTATGTTATTAATGACATTTGTATAGAGGCTAAATCAGCAGCAGATTTCTTAGCCTCGGTTAGAAATAAAAGAATATTTAATCAAATAGATAACATGGATAGAGAATATGAAAGAAATTTTATAATAATATACGGGACTCTAGATGAGGCTGTTAGTTATTTGAATTACTCAAAGTATAATACTAGACAATGGAAATCAAAATTAAAGAAAATGTTTATAGGTGCTATTAGTAGCATTGCACTAAACACAGATATTAAACCCATTTGGGTTACTAATGTTAATACTGCGGCTCATTTTATAGTGAGTTGTCACGCACATGCAGACAAAGACCTTGTATTACATAAAATGCTACCAAAAAAAATCCGCACTGATGATGTTAGGATAGATATTCTTTGTAGTATTAAAGGTATTACATTAGAGAAGGCTCAAACTTTGTTAGAGGAATTTGGTTCAATAGCCGAAATTTCTTTACAAAACCCTTCCGACATTATGAAGATAAAGGGCTTAGGTAAAGTTACATCAACTAATATTATCAAAGCCCTAAACGCAGAACAAGAGGTGCAATATTAATGGCTGAAGATATAGAAGTGGATGCATGGGAACTATACGATGCATTGGAAACTTTAAAAACAGAAGAGATAGAAGAAGAGAAAATAAACAAAGTAGATATGCCTAAGTGTGTACAAAGGTGGAAAGAGGTAGTAGGTCAGTTTTCATTACATAATGATTACCCCGCCGTTATGTCTTACTATGTAACGCTTGGTCAAATTGTAAAAGATGTAGTTAGAATACCTGTTGGTAGGCTATCTTTAGACCCAAGAATACAATACTGTTGGATTCAAACAGCAAGAAGTGGGAAGACAACTATGTTTGATTTCCTTTCTCCTGTATGGGATAAAACTTTTGAATTAGTTAATCAACATCCGACAACATTGAAAAAACCTAAAGGGCCTTTGTATGGGGTAAACGAATTTAATCTACAAAATCCTGATGCCTTTACAGATCAAGCATTGTTAGGTACAATAAAGAAAAACCAACCTAACCCTGATTGGGAAAGAGGTGAAGATAACTTAGATGTAAATGATGATTTAATACCAGAGTTTATAGACATTACAGTTAATGGTGCGCTATTTGGTTCTGGCATTATTGCCTTCGACGAGTTTGAACATTCAGGTATTTTCAAAGATACACAGCATAAACAAGATACAGTAATGATGTTTCAGAAGTTTATGAATCGTTTAGATTCAGACACACATTTAATTAAAAAACGCCTTACTGATTGGGGTATTGATTTAGTAGTAGACTCACAAAGAAGTCTTTGGGCCACTACTCTACCCCCACAAGGTCTTGAGAATGTTATCTTAACTAAAGGTGTATTCCAGCGAATGTGGTTGTATGTTAGAGAAGTACCTGAATCCCTTAAAAAGAAAATGGAAGAAGATTATTTAGATTTGATGGGTACAATTGTGGAAGATGGTGATGGCGCAGAAAAGTTTCAAGACGAGTTTGCTGAAATGATATACACTAATTATAAATGGTGTTTAAAAAGATTGGAAAAGACTGGTGATAGAAGAAAAATTGTAGAGTTTACACCTGACGCTAAACAAAGATTAAAAGTTATTTGGCGTGGTATGCGTAAATATATGGATGGTTTCCCAGACCATATTTACCATGCCCTTAATACATTCTTAATGAATATTATTAATAATATGTGTGTGTCTGCTGCTCTATGTGCTATATCAGAACAAAGTCCTAAAATTACACCAAGACATATTGAACAGGCAAGACAACTTACAGATAGTAGTTTTGATTCTATCACTACTTGGTTTAGTGACAGGCTTGCGAAATCACCAAGAAGATTGGTGGAAAAGAATAGAGAGAAAATTGTAATTGTTTCTTACAAAGAATGTCCCTTGTCTAACGGGTGGACATCTAAAACAAATGTTATCAGTACTTATATGAAAAAGACTAAGAAAAGTAGAAACACTTTTTATAGATTATGGCATGATGTAGAACATATGTTTGAAACAAAAAGGTCGCCTAATAATAAAGTATTAATTAGATTAAAGGTGAAGGAAAATGAAAGCGAAAGTAATGAGGATTAGAAAAAATTTAGATTTATGTGACAGGCTGGAACTTACAGACTTAATCATAAAGTTTTTAAGTGAGAAACAGATAATAGTAATTAGTCAAATGATAGAGGGTGGGTTCGACCTGCATGATTTTTTATCAAATGACATAACTTTAGAACAGGTAATAGAAAGTATAGGTGGATTAAATGAGTGATGTATTGTCAATAGATATTGAAACGGGGAACACGGCAGCGGATATTGGTGGGTGGAATAATACCCACATGTGGAAAGTAACATGTGTTACTACATGGGATGGAAATAAAGGCGTTGTTTATATGGATAATGATATAGAAATGAAAGAAGACATTGAAGTTAAAACTTTAAGAGATCTTAAATATGATTTAGACGACCACTTTCAAAAGGGTGGGAAGTTATTAGGTCATAATATTATAGCCTTTGACTTACCAGCACTAAGGGATTCAATGGATATTTATATTACTAGGAAGTATCTAGAGGATAAAGAAAATAGGTGTATAGACACTAGTGCATTAGTAATGAAAGAAAGTGGTAAGCGTGTACATTTAGATAATTTAGTTAAGTGTACTTTAGGTAAAGGTAAATCTGCTAATGGGTTGCAAGCGGTTGAGTGGTGGCATGAAGGTAAGCATACAGAAATAGCAAAGTATTGCTTGGTGGATTCACAGTTAACATATGACTTGTGGAAATATGGTTGTGAAAATGGTAATGTGGATTATTTCGATGCTGATAATAATCTTATGAATAAATTAGATATAAAATGGTAATAGAGTATTGAGTAGTTAAAAATTTGGGTCGGGGTCTTTTTAGACCTTGGCCCTTTTTTTTACGCTTTTTATGCCTTACCAAGCCAACCTAATTTTTTATGTTAATTTCGTAATGTACTTTTCTATGACAATTTGCACATAGAACTTGACATTTATTTATCTCTTTTATAATATCTTTTTTCCCATAACCTTTAGCAACCATAATTGAAACTGCCTTTTCTTTATTGGGATTCGGATGGTGAAATTCTAAACAATAATAATGGGTTTCCCCACAAGTTTCACAAGATTGTTTCATTTTATATTCTTTAAACCACTTGCGTATTTCTTGTTTAATGTTAGCCAATTAATCACCCTTTTTCCTTTTCCTCCATTCTCGTTTAATCCAATTTAAAGCCGTGTGTCCAAAAACAAAAACCGAAAAGTAAAATATTAACTCTATTACTATTGCTATTATTAACCATTCTCCTTCCATACATTGCTCGTAGTCACCTAAAGTTGAGCATATCTCCGCCATCGCTATCAATAGTTAATATTGCTATCCCTTATTTAAATATATACTATGGGGGTATCACATAAAGTTAATACCTGTTAGGACAGTTACTAAAATAGTCATAGCACTAATACCTACACGCTTAATCATAAGTATGTCCTTTTCTATATGGGCAAGGTGATTACCTTCTATAATAGAAACTCTATAATGAATGTTACTAACATTAGATACAAGCCAGTTAATCTTCCCTTCAATGTCTCGGTTTAATACTTCATCTAAATCTTCCATTTAATCACCTCATAGAGCAATTGCATTCAGCAGCACAGTTACATTTACTTCTATATCAGTCGCTACACCATCTGAAACTGTACAAGTTAAAGTCCATCCACCCGGATTAACTTGTCCTTGACCACCTGGAGTTGCACCTAAAATTCCTATTGTGTTATATTGTGCGGCATTTGTTGTTCCAGCCGTTGCAATAGAATATACAGTAGCATCATCTCTTATTTCTAGATTAGTCCAAGCATAAGTATAACTTCCACTTCCACCACTAGCCACCACACTAACATCAAATGTAGGAACTGGTGGTATGCCTGCATTAGTAGTAAAAGCCCCTGCCCCTGCTGCTGCTGGATAGTCTATTAAGACCAATAAAGGCGCACTTCCATCTTCAACTAATATAGCATCGAAAGGTATACTGCTATTTGCAGCAGCCCCAAATCCCATAACAGTATAACCAAAACTCATGGTGCATCATTCACTCCATCAATTGTGTAAAGGATTTTAATTCCTATTAATCTAGCAACCCCCGTTTGTCGGTCTGCTGCTTCAGCAGAATAATCTCTAGCAATCATAAAATATGTAACCGAATCAGCCGCAGCATTTAGCACTGTTACATTTCCACTTGCAGCAGAAACCATTAAATCATTACTTGTACCGCTATGTGCTAATGGTGTATTAGTAGTTAATGCAGAGAAACCTGTATTAGTTACTCCAGAATTTACAACGCTTTGTGCAGTTAATCCCCAAGCAACTAAACCTGTATCTGTTCCTGTAACAGTCCAAAATGATTGAAATTGTATAACTCCTTCATTCCAATTTTTAGGCATAGCAATAGAAAATTGAGCATGGTCGTCAGCATCAGCAGCAAAATCTAATACTTTTAATTCAGGTCTTAATGCAGTTTGCTCTACTTGAGTTAATGCAGAACAGCCAGTAGTAGTAGTTGCATACATAGCAGTAGCCGGAACCCAAATAGTATGTAGTCCTGTTTGTAGTTTAGTATTTAATTGAGTTTGTACTGCGCTTGTCAAGCCGTTTACATATCCCAACTCTGTACTTGTTGTTGCTGAAACTGCTATCTTTTGTGACCCGTTAGATATTACAGCCCTGCTTGCGGTTAATGATTCAGTATCAATTGTTGTAGCAGAACCCGTGATAGTTGCTTGTTTAGCATTGAGTTGAGTTTGTATGTCGCTTGTCACACTACCTACATAAGTTAATTCTGCTGCTGTAACGCCAGTTACCCCGTCTAAAATATTAAGTTCTGTTGTAGATAAGGTAGCCCCATCTAATATCTCCAATTCAGTTTCAGTTATAGCAGCACTACCAATAGTAAATCCTGTAGCAGTAACTGTTGAATTAAATGCTGCTGCCCCTGCTGCTGACATATCAAGAGTAAGGGCAGTAATAGTTGAACCACCATCATTTCCTTTAAAAATAATATCTTTATCTGATGTTACATTTTGTATAATACCATCCCCGCTAGAACTGGTATGGGAAATTGCTTTTTCACTATCTGCGGCTGTATACATTTGTATTGGTCTTGTAGCAAGTTGATTAGCGGTTCCCGCCACTACTCTAATTAAAGCCATAGGTACATCTCCATCTGTAAGCACACCTACTGTTGGAGCGGCAGCAGCCACCCCAGTTCTAATATCTAATGTATTATTTGCGATTATAACCAATAGATCATATCTATCATAACTAGCGTGAGGTGCTGTATCAATATCTGTAAATAAGTTTGTACCTGTAATTACAAATCTTTCACCATTACGATAAAATACAATATCATTATCTACTGTAAATCTTGTATAGGTTGAACCTGAACCTTGTGATATACCATTACTATCCAATGAATAAACATAGTTACCCGTAGACGCAGCAAACAAAGCCTTGAGGATACCTGAATGCATCTTATCTGTACCATCAACTAAGCCTGCTAAATTAGCATCTACACCAAATGTAGTAATTTGTCCTGTGGTATTAGTTGTATTGCCCATCAGTCTACCTCCAGCGTAATTATTACTTCTATTTCATCAGTACTAACTAGCGGTCCAATTGCTGCTAGTGGTACTCTGCATATTAAAGTATCTATAGTTCCATCATCATTTCCGTCTACATATAAACCTATTTCTTTTATTGTGCGCCCTACATAAGCACTACCAGAAATATCTATTTTATAATCAACTGTAGTTTCCCCTGAAGATGAAATAGTTATACCCGATTCTTGTATTGCACTAGTAATAGGCGAATCTAAAGTAGTAGCGTTAGGGTTAGTACTATCCCCACCACTACCTATTTGCCAACCAATACCTGTATTAACTTTATTTCTTAAAAATTGTCTTCCACCTGTTGTTATCATAGTTCAATCACCCTGTCAAATCCTATTGTATATCCAAATCCTGTTGTGTATGTACCTGTATTCGTTGTGACCTTTGCTTGTACAAATTTAAGTTTTGTTTTTTGTATATTTATATTTGGTACATAAGCAGATACATAGGTTTTCCTTTTAGTATTTCCTAGTAAATCTTTAGTTATCGAAAGTATGCCCGCAAGCGTATTACTTAAATCTTTATTATACTGACCTAATAAAAGTTTCGTTGGCATGCCTAATGATTTAATAATTTCTATCACTGTGTAGGGTTGCCTTGTTATTCCTTCGGAGGGGTAGTACATGCTAATAATATTGCCTGGTTCTAATAAAGGTAAGTCATTAGCAATAGTTAATTCTATTGCGTCGCTAGTTTCATTATATAGTTTAAGTAATTTTATAGCCTGTCTGTCTACTTCTGCTTGTGTAATAATAGAGTAGTCAAATATTTCCTTACTACGCTTTTTACCTATCTTTTTTATATTAGAATAATTTCTTGCTTGTCCTTTAAACCCATCCCCGTATACTATAATTTCGTTAAAGTTATCTAATAGTGATTTGTCTTTTTTAATCTGTACTACCTTGATTAAACTATCTTCCTCGCTAATTTCTATTGATCTAAAATCTTTGTCTTCTTCATTGGAAACTACTTTAATCGTGTCCCCTAATATATGTAATTTTAAATCTTTATGTTGTAATAATTTATTAGCAGCGTTATATGAATCTTCCCCTGTAAAATTATTACCAGCATAATATTTATTAGTGTCGCTACTAACTGTATAGGGTATATCATTTTCACCTAATATTTGGTCTACAGCCTGTTCAACTTCAGGTGCTATATTAAACGGTGTGACAATTTTAACATACTCTACATCTTTTTTAATACTACCCTGAACTGTAAGATTAAAAATATCTCCAATAGAAGGTGAGCCTTTAAAATTTTTCATTCCTGTAAATTCTAAAACAACCTTATTAGATGATTCGTTAAATGATTTATAAAATCTAGGAGTCATAGTAGTTTTTAATTTTTCTTCACCATCAGTCATATAAATAGTAGTAGCAATTTCATGTTTAAACTTAGGATTAGTTTCTGTAGCATGGAATAAATAAGTATCATTTTTATGTATAAGGCTAGGAGAACCCACTCCATCCAATTCTGCTACTACATACATTCCTTTTAAAATACCGTTATGAGGTGTTCCTGTACTTGCTAGTTGGTCTGTATCATCATACAACCAACCTTTATTGCTTATATGGTTAATATCACTTGTAAAAAATTTATTTGTATGTGGGTTAATTATATTAGTTTGAGAAAGATTATATAGAGGATATATAAGTTTATCTTCTGTTGTAACTGTAGATGCAAATTCATATAAGTTGTAACTTGTAGCATCGTCACCTGTATTTAAATCCCAACCACTATAATTATCAATATGTAAATAATGTACAGTTTTAGCACCATTAGTACCCACACCTGTTTCATTTTTAGAAATAGTATGTCTTAAAATATTATGCATAACTGTACCTAATTTATTTACTAATACTTTTCCTCCTAAATTGGGGACAAAATCAATCCACTTAGTTCTAGTACTAGCCCATTGACTATCTTTATGGTCTAAATCTACATCTATTTCTATTCTAACAAATCCTTCGTCTGTATATTTACTAAGTACACCTTGATATAAATCAGTGTTATATATTTTAGAATTTAATTTAATTTCAGGTCTGAATAAAAACATTAGGTCTTCTTTATCTTCGGCTGTAGTCGCACCTCCAAATATTTCAAATGGGAAATCTATTAAATCATAATACCCTCTTTGATGAGTAGAATCACTAGTTACTTTATACTTTAAATATTCATTATTAACCATTTCTACTTTAATTCCTCCACCTACAGTAACACTAGTAGAAGATAAAGCGGTAACTGTACCAACTTCAGTATCTGTACCGGAAATATCTGCCCAAATAGTATCTCCTATTGCAAAAGTATCTTCGGGGTTTCCAGTATCAACAACCATAGCACTTGTATGTCCGACAGAATAAGTTGCCCCAGTATTAATCCTAGCACTTGAAGAAGTACAATCCTGTTGGTGTTTCCCCATATTAATAAAACTATCAGAATTTAATAAATCTCTTCTAGAACTTCTTTTATCTCTATCTCCTTCTTGATTTTCTTTTTTAGTACCTTTGCCAGAAATTATAACTGCTTCCATTTGAGCAAAGATACCAGATGCTGTTTTATAAGCACTGTAATTCCCTGTAGCACCTGCCCTTGATTCATTAGTAAATACACCCTTGTATACAATTAAATCTTTAGTGGGCCTACAAAGATTATGTATAAATCTATTAGGGTGGCAATTGGTATTAATTTTCATGCGTGATTTATTTACTATTATTACAGTTGATTCATAACTACTTGTATCGCCTACTGCTAAAGTGTCGCTAGTAGGTCTAAGTTGAACTCTATTTGAAGCCTCGTCAGCATCTACTACAACATATGTAGTGTTATTAACATGAGAACTACCTCCATCTACTCCATCTACATCTATTGTATCTCCATCTTGAAAATGATTAGTCAAATCAATGGTTACTCCACTAAGGGCTTCAAATTCAATATCAATTGTATCATAAACATCTCCATCTACAGTAATATTATTAGATACTCGGTTAACAAACTTTACATTACCTTTATGTTTATATTGTAGACCTCCTCTAAATAAATTCTGTTGCCTATAATTTAACATTAAGTCGCTATTATTATAATCAAAAATAGCCGCTTTATTTCCTGTTACAGAACCACCTGTATTAGCATTGGCACTTGTATCAAATCTAATATAAGCATCGGATTCACTTTCAACGGTAAATTTAGCAGTTCCCACTGTTCCTCCAGAAGTCATAAAGTTAGTAGGTACATCGGCACAATCTACATCTGATGTAGAAACAACTTTAGGTGCATCTTCATTACTAACATCTACTTGGTCGGCTCCTGATGTAATACCAACAGTAGCGGCAAAATTTAACCCATTTACAGAATGAATGTTATGGTTATTAGGTTTTGCTGGATCTACAATAATAGGATATTTAAATTCATTATTATTTTTTAGAATATTTGCCCCCGCATTAAAACTAGTAAATTCTACATCTGTTTCGACAGTTAATATTTCGCCAGAATATCCTATTATTTTAGAAGTAGGGAAACTACTCAAATAAATTCTAGTAGCCGTATTACTAGCATGTGTAGTATTTACTGTTCCTATATATCTAGAATACCCTAAAGCATCCGAGGCTGGGTCTGTAAATAAATATATATTTACTGAATGAGTAGTTACGCCATCGAGGTTTCCACCATCTGTACCATCTGTTCCCCAAGTCGTATCTGATGAGTTATCAAAAGTTTGTAATAGGGGCACAGTTGTAGTAATATCAATATAAATATTATCAGTCGTAGCAGTAGTCGTAGCCACTTTATAAACAGAATAACCCGTGACCGGAACAGTTTGTGCCACTGGTTTTCCCCTTGAAGCAGGTATAGAAACATCTGTTACTTCGGGAGTTCCGTAATTATTATTATTAATAATAGTTTCAAAATCTACTTCATTCCAATAAGAATCATAAGTTACGGGTTTAAGTCTTAGTAAGTTAAATCTTCTTGGTGCAGTTATATTATTATTAATTGGTAGTAAATCATAATTATTATCACTAAGGTTTGTTAATTTAGTATTACCTGTATAATCATCGTGTAATATTCCTGTTTCGCTATAAGTATCTTTATATTTAACCAATAAGAAATAATCAGATGTATTTCTAGTTAGACTATCAGAGCCGTTAAAGAAAATATTATCAGGTCTTTTTTGACTATCAGGAAGCATATCTCCGGGGGCAAATAAAAACAATGGGTTACACATTGGGTCGTCTAATTCAAACAACATTTTATCTTGTTTAGTATTAGTTAAAGCATTAGTTAAATCCGCAATCCTATTACTAAAGTTATATGATTTATTATGATGAGTATGGTCGTATATTAGTATGTCTTGATGTAGACTTCCACTAGTAGGGTAACGCCAAGTTCTTTCTATAGAATTTTCTTTTTGGTGAGAATTAGTATAATCTTTGTATCTAGTTTTAGATACTGCTTCATTACCCATAGCCCTAAGTGCAGTAGCGTAAGCAGAAAATTGTGAAGGTTTATCAAAATAATAAGTATTAAAAACTCTCCCAGTGGAAATTTTATTACTATTACTTCTATTATCTATTTTACTTCTTAAACCTTTTAATTTAGTATCTGAAAAATTAGTAAATCTAAAAATAGGACTACCAAATCTAAATGCATAATTATTTACAGTAGGGCTAGAAGTACTAGCAGTTTTTCTATCATCTACACATAATCTTCTCCAAGTAGAACCTTTATTTTCTGTATCATTAGTATGGTCTAATAAATGTATAAAACCCCCTCTGTCGATACCTTGTTTATTTAAAAAGTATAAACCTATACCATTTGTATAAAATGTATCTTGTACATCATTTAAATCCATTCTTGCTAAAACGATTGGTGAAATATTACCTATTTCCAAATCCATAATATTATCTTCAATATCAATAGGATTACCTATTATATGCATATTTGCTAAACTACCTACTATACGATAATCAAAATCTAATCCATAGGGGGAATCTTTAGGGGAATCTGATGAACCTTCTAAAGCGGCAATTCCTGTAATATCCATTCCATGATTTTTATCTGTGCCATTTAATGAAAGTATATCAGCACTATTCGTTTTTTCAGTAAAAATTAATGTTTGACTACTAGCCCCAGTACCTGTAAAATCGGCACTTAATTCAAAAGATGTAACGCTACTCCCTTCTATACCAGTATTAATACTTGCAACGCTACCTAATCCGTTATTACCATGTGTTACCATCATTCCTATTTTAATAGCACTACCACTACAAGTTACGGTTGCATCACCATTAGTTACAACACAACTGTCTACCGATAAAGTTTGAGTAGTTATTGTATTTGCTGTTCCATAAAATATCATTCCTTTATCTGCTGAACCATATAATGAAACATGGGGGGTAGTACGATAATGATTATGTAAAGATTTACCAGCAAGTAATTTATTTTTACCAACATATAAGTCTGTAGTATCTAAAGCATCATTACCATTAAAATAACTATACAAATCTATTAAACAATCATTTAATAGATTAATTTGTAGGGGGGCCGTACCTGAATTATATTTTTGTGCGGCTACTCCTATTGGGGTATATTTACTATCATATGAAACATATAATACATCTCCAAAATCTAAATTAGTTGTTAAAGTACTACTAGATATTTCTACTACATTTGCGTTTATAGAACCTGTGGAACCTGTGGAAACATTTAAACCTGTATTTATAAATGAATCAGTAACGGGTGATATAGTAGAAGCAACCCATTCTTTTGAATATAAGAAATTTTTGTTAATAGGGTAAGATAACAAGGTTGCTATTTCATCTCTACCTGATATTGTTAAAGAAAACACACCCCCTTCTGTATCGGTTTCTATATATTCAACTTTACCCTTAAAGACCTTTTTATTAACTATCACATCTCCTTTAATTGAATTTAATAAACTAACATTGTTTAAATAACTGGAATCTATTGTATCATTTAATTCTACATAATTATTTCTGTTATCACCTTTTTTAGCAGTAAAGGTTATCCCACCTACAGCCGAACCCACAAAAATATATTCTAATCCGTTAATATCAGATTCGGTATCTTCTGTTAGTGTAAGGCCGTTTCTTTTTAATGTCCCACTGTCGATAATGGTGTCTATGTCGTGTCTAACTATTAAATTATTAACTTTAGAAGACCATATATTTCTATAAGCCCTTTCGTCTGTCATTGTAGCAACAGTACTTGAACCTTCAAATTTAAAAGCAGTAGATAATCTTCTATCTGATACAGTCAAAGTTTGGGTACTCCCCACTACATTTCCTATTGCGCTTAATTTATAATAATAATCTCCTATGTATATTAATTCAAATGCTGCTGCTGAACCTAATAATAATTTTAAGTCTTGCCCTTCAGTTAAATTAGTAACAGTTATTGTACTAGATGAACCATTGTAAGTTCCGGGTAATGAAGCAATCGGTTTGTGGCCTGTTCTTTCTTTACCTATTACTTCTTTAATATTAAAATTTTCATATTCGTGAATTTTTCTTTCTAACATTCTTTCAGGGTCTATAAATTTAACTTCTGCCATATTACCTTTATTGGTAATAGATCTATTCAAATTTACATTCATTAAATTACCTATGTATTGATTTTTATTCGGTGAAGTTATAGGACTAATGTATGAACTTTTGTTCACCATTTTAAAATCATAATTTTTACAACTGCCACCCCATGTAGTAACATCTAATGTATAGTTACCTGTTGTACCATCGTATTGAGCGTAGTTAACTTTAGTTGCTGCTTCGTCGCCAATTTTATTATTATCTACTATGTAGGCATTTTGTGTGTAGAAACTTTTATCTACAATAAAATTAGAAGTAACAGGTGCAGTTTTAAATACACTTCTTTGTACGCCAATTATATTAGTTTGTTTTAATGCTACATATTTTGTATCGGGTTCTAAATCTTTATAGAAATAAAATGTAGGCGCACTTACTTCTACATAATTACCATTCCTATCTATTGAATCTGAACCTAATAACCCATATCCTACTGCTACTAATGTACTTACATTTGCACCTGCACCTGCAATATCAGCCCCTTTGTAAATAGTAACTTTAGTGCCATAGGCTATATTTTCTTTTAATGCTGGTGTAAAATCAATGTTTAATTTATCACCGTCATATACAGATACATCTGTAATTTTACCGACATGATGCATTTTAGCATTATCAGCATTAATAACTACAAAATAATCATCTGATTCTAAAGTAGTATTAGTTAAAACAAGTGAGGAACTTTCATATCCTTCTATACTTAAATCTATTACAATTCTATGACCGGGGGTTTCTAATAAATTAGTTCCATAATCTGCCACTGTTGTACTTTTTGGATACAATCTATTTAATAAAGAACTCCCGACACTAGAATACGCCATTAAT